GGTGTAGCAGCAGGGGGTGGTAATATAATAAATTCCTATGCAATCGCTAAGGATGATGGAAGTGTTACTGTAAAACTTGCTGAGATAACTAACGATAATGGTACTTGTATTGATTATGTAACGCTATCAGCACTTGGTGTGACAGCAAGATCAATTAGTGCAGACACAATAAGACTAGTTGGTCAGGCATTACTGGGAGCTAGTGGCAGCAGAATTATCACGGGGTTTGCTAGTGGTAGTAACGCTGACGGCCACTGGATGAAGTTGTATGATGATGCTGGTACTACTTTGGTAGTTATTCAGATAAAGAGAAACGCAACCTTCGCAGCAGGGTACGCAGTAGGTTCTATAACTTGGCCGACGGCATTTCCAGATGTAAATTATTCTGGTGTATGTGTTGATGTTAGCGTAGGGGGTATAGTAACTGGTTTACAGCATTCAGCTAAAACAACTACAACAGTACCTGTCTTTGCTTATCTTTGTAACACTGGTGCAGGTTTCGCAACTACAGCCGATGTTATTGGAATATGGGTGAAAGCATGAAGTATATAAATATAAAAAGTAAGTCTGAGTTTCTGATTGATAAAGACAACTGTCCAGATGTAGTAGCAGCCATAGTTGATGCAACTAACTTCAATACTGAACTACGTACTGCACAGTTAGTTGGTGAACGGTTGGACGAAGTGATGCTAGATGTTGATGCTGTGCGTGATGGTATACTAGCAACTAATTACTATGATGTAATTGTGGCTACAGCCGATCATCCATATTTTCAGCCACTAAATACCGAAACACACCAGTTGGTATGGGAAGGTAGAGATTGCAGCAAGGTAGCGTTTACGGTAGAGGAATTAGCAGACAAATCTGCAAGTAAAGCACAGCAAGATGCTAACAAGGAAGCACTATCATACCTATCCAGCACTGATTGGTACGTTATTAGAAAACAAGAAACAGGTGTTGATATACCACCTGACATACTAATCGCAAGACAAGCAGCACGAGATTCCATAATATAATGAAATACAGCACCACGAAATACTTCGAAGGGTGCAAACTAACAACTTACATCTGCCCAGCAGGTAAACCAACGATAGGTTGGGGACACACTGGAGCAGATGTAAAACACGGTATGACGATTACTCAACAACAGGCAGACGAGTTGTTAGTAAAGGATATGAAGATACGGGAGTTAGCAGTTGTTGGTATGGTATCTGGAAAAGTTGATTTAAAAGAACACGAGCTAGAAGCATTAGCAGACTTTGCATATAATAAAGGTATAACTGCATTGAAGAGTTCAACCTTAATGCGTCTGTTATTAGCAGGTAAAAAAGAAGAAGCAGCTAACGAGTTCCTTAAATGGAATAAAGCTGACGGTACACATAATAAGAAAGACGATGACGGTGATGGGTTAATAGATGAACCCGGTGAAAAACAAACACTAAAAGGTTTAACTAACAGGGGTATAGCTCAAAGAAAGCTATTTTTAGGACTATAATGGATAATGTGCTAATAGCTCTAGGTATTGCTCTAGTAGGCTCACTATCAGGTGTGTTCTATGCACACTTTTTAAGTAAGTCACGAGAACAAGAACGTGAGATTATACTATTGAGGCAATCAGTAGTGACACTAGAAAATATAACAGTTGAAGAGAAAATGGTTCGGGAGTTAATCCGTGAATCTATCAACCCAGTGATGGGGGCAGTAGCAGAAGTAAAATGCATGTTGACATCATTTGGTGAGAGCATACGAAATATTGAGTTAGATATAGCAACTCGTAAAGGTGCAGAAGCAGAGCGCCAGAAACAAGAAGGACACTAAGATGACAGCAGTAATTATAAAAGCAATTATGGCATTACTAACAAAGTTACTAATGGCTACTTGCTCAGAGAAAGTAATAGAGTGGGCGTTCTTTTACGTTGCTCAAGCGATTGTAAAAACCACAAAGACTAACCATGACGATGAGTTTTACAATCAAGTAAAGGCCGCGTATGAGCAAGGCAAGTGAAGATAAGCTAAGTGAACTACACGGTGTTGTTGCAGATGTACTAAAAGCACAGATTACCAGACAAGAAAAAGAAACAACTATTAACCTTAAAGGTGAGATAGAAGAGACTGGTAAAATGGTTTATATGGCATCACCGGCAACAATAGCAACAGCAGTAAAATTCCTAAAGGATAACGAAATAGTCTGTGATATAGATAACAACACAGGTATGCAGGAATTACGCGAGACACTTAGTAAGAAACAATTAAGATCACGATCAGGTGATGCGAAGGATGCAGCGAGTACACATTAATGGATATTTTAGATAACCTAAGTAGAGAAGAACTAATAGCATTAATATCCGAACAAGATGATGACTTATTAGCAAGAGTCCGATCTAACAGGTTATCTACATTTACCTGTGATCTGGAAGAAGAAGCACCTGAACTGACAGATAGTGAGTTTACAAAGTTATGTAACGATAGAGAAGCATATAGTAAACTTACAAGTGTGGAACAAGAAGCAGTATGTCGTTGGGCAGACGTGGAAGCATTACGAGAACACTATGCCCGGTTCGATGATTTCTTATATGACTGTATGACAGAGCTTATGGGCTTCAGTTGCACAGAGATACAAATAGATATAGCACAGTACATCGCTGATGAACGCAACCAAAACATAATGGTTCAGGCGCAACGGTCACAGGCTAAATCTACCATAGTAGCAATATATGCTGTATGGAAATTAATACATGATTGTAAACATCGTATTTTAATTATATCAGCAGGTAGTGAAGTAGCGACAGAAATCGCTAACTGGATTATCCAGATAATAATGAACTGGGATATACTAGAATGCTTACGACCAGATAGACAGCATGGTGACAGAGCATCCAGTAAAGCGTTTGATATTAACTGGCAACTCAAAGGTGCTGAAAAGTCACCATCAATAGCATGTATAGGTATAACAGCTAACATGCAAGGTAGGCGGGCAGACCTACTAATACCAGACGATATAGAATCGAGCAAGAATGGTACGACCGAAATACAACGTGCTGCATTGGCACATCTATCACGAGATTTTACTTCAATATGTCAGAAGGGTAGGATTGTATACTTAGGTACACCACAGACAGCTAACTCCATTTATAACGATTTACCGCAGCGTGGTTTCAGAATCAGAGTGTGGCCGGGGCGATACCCGACACCAGAAGAAGAAAAGCATTACGGAGACACATTATCACCTTTGATCGTAGAGCGCATGAACCGAGATCAAAGTTTACGTAAAGGTGGTGGTATAGATGGTACAAGAGGAAAACCAACAGATTCCGAACTGTTAGGTGAAGCGGCACTATGTAAGAAAGAGTTAGACCAAGGTTTAGCTTACTTCAACTTACAGCACATGCTTAACACTACAATGAGTGACGAACTACGTTACCCGTTGAAGACAAAGAATCTGGTAGTAATGAACTTCGCTACAGATAAAACATCAGGAGAAATAACATGGTTACCAAGCCCAGACAAACAAATACAAGTCACAGGCTTCGATTGTAGACCGCAGTTATTCTTACCATTTTACACATCAACGGAAGTTTATCCTTACGAGGGTAAATACATGTATGTGGATACTGCCGGTGGTGGTAACAATGGAGATGAAACAGTAGCAGCAGTAACATACTTCTTACATGGTTACATATTCCTTGCAGAGATAATGAAACTACCGGGTGGGTATAGTGAAGCACACTATGTAGCACTAAGTAAGTTAGCATTAAAGCACGAAGTAAACGATATAGATGTTGAAAAGAACTTCGGCTTTGGTGCATTTGCAGCAGCTTGGAGACCAATACTATTCAGAACGTATAAAGAGGCAGGAAAAGATTACTGTCCACGAGTAGAAGACGTATGGGAATCAGGGCAGAAGGAATTACGTATAATAGATACGTTAGAACCTATCATGGCACGACATCGCCTAATAGTACACTCTGACATAATAGAATACGATAACGATTCAACTAAGAAGTACCCGATAGAAAAGAGAGAGTCATACAAGTTCTTCCATCAAATGTCGAAAGTTTCCAGAGAAAGGAACGCTTTAATACACGACGATAGTATAGATGCCGTTGCTGGTGCATGTCGTAAGTGGGTTAATATGTTAGCAGTTGATGAGACAACACGTATGGAGCAGAAACATACAGACGAGAATGTAGAGTTCTTCGCTGAATGGGGCGCAGATATAGGAAATAGGGGCAAAGTCTTAGGACTTGCTTCAAACAGGTTCAAGAGACCACAAACAAGGAGATCAAGATGAGTAGACCATGCCCACGACTAGAAGTGAGTGACCTACCTAAAGACAAGACACGGGCGATTACGCCTATGCAAAAGGTTATATGTTCAACATTGAATTATGTACGTTCTAACC